ACATTGGTTAATCCTAGTCTTGTGTGGTTTACACGTATAACATCACCTGGTTCAACTGCAATCAAGTCAGGACTTGCTCTAAAATTTAAAACACGCTGTTGTCTTGACTTTTCTAAAATCATTTTGGCCATGTGCCTTGCAATATATTGATTTGTTAGCGTAGGAAAACTAAATTCTCCTGTTAACACTTCATCGTTGTCTGCGGCCAAGAAAGCAGTTTCGTCTGCACTGCCTTTTGCAGGAAATACTTCCTGTTGATTTGTAAATTCTCTATCAGGATCAACATAGTTTACAGTAACTTGGTTAAAGTAATTGTTTTTACGTTCACCTAACAGTGTTATTTCATTTACAATAAAATTCTCTTCTAGATCAAACTTTACATTGGTTACACTGCTTATGATGTCTGTGTCATTACCAGCATCTTCAACACGTACCTTGTAAACACCCTGCACAAATGGCATAAGTGATCTTGATCCTGTAAGCAACTGCCTTACATTGTCTATAATTTTGTTGCCTGTGTTAATAACAGCATTCATTGTCATAACTTTACCTGTTGCACCTGTAAAGTAAGTGACTGTTTGGTCTAGTTTGTTGTGTGCAATATAAAAACTTTCACCATCTATTTCTGTAATAGGTAACCCTGCACCATATGTTGAGTTTGTAAGATAATCTAGTAAACAATCAATTGGATTGTAACTTAAAGTTTTTGTGGCACTTGAATAATTTGTAATGCTGGCGCTACCATCGTGATTTGCACCAATGTCATAAACTTTTGTACCAAGTATGTCTGCTTTTATCTGTGGTACACCACCGCTGTATGGATTGTTTTCTTGATCTTCTTGTGTTTCAATTTTACGCCATTCATAACGTGCGGCCAAGTAACAAACACCTGGTAATGTACGTTTTTTCTTGCCCCACTGTGTGCTTTCATTTAACAATGAACTTTGTGCTTGTGTAGAACTACCTCTAAAAAATTGTAATTTTAATCTGCCTGAATATCTACCTGCATTTACTGTGACAACTGATTCATTTGGAAACTTGTCACTGTTAGAAAATAAACTTCTTGGAAGTTCATTGTCATCAATAAACAGTCTTTTGAGTCCTGTTACTTCACCATGCGATAGTGCATAACAAACATACAAATATTTGTTGCTGTCGCCCTGTGTGTCAACATAAACTATATTTCCGCCTACACGTCTATAACCATAAATTACAGGTAATGGTAATGTTGTACCACTTTTTGTAACTGTAACACCTTGGGCATATTGAGCACTTTGTTCTCCAATGTTTGGATCTGGTACATCAAACAAACTACCAAATGGACTTACTACAAAATCAACTACGTCACCAACAAAGTCTACAACTGCTTCAACAACATTGGTAACACCTTTTACAACTGTGTCAACAACCTTGCTTACAAACTTTGTTATGCTTTTAAAAAATCCCATTATGCTTTACCCCATTTGATATCGCCAAGATTTTCGTGACTGTATTCAAATCCAAAATCATTTGCATCAATCTTTTGTAAACTGCCTTGGTTAGTTCTTATACCACGACTTTTGTTAAAGTCTGCAAAATTGCTTTTCACAGCAAGTGTAATAATGCCACCATCTTCACCATCTCTGTGTTGGTATGAACTTACTTTGCCTTTGAATAATAACAACGGCACATCAATCAGTCCATAAGTGTCATTGTCTAAAAATATTCTATATACACTGACATTTTGGTTTACTATTGCAGGTTTTACAACTGTGTTTCTTATGTTTGCATCCATACCACTTAAAGTAATGTTTGCATTTGTAATTTGCAAATCACCTGTTTCTTTTACTTCTGATAAACCTAGAAATATACCGTCACTTGAATATGTGTTTGCACCTGTATCTGGTGCAGTTGCAGTATCATAACTTACACTGAAAGGATTTTCAGTAAGATATAGTGCATTTAATGAAAGATAAGTTGTTGGTAAACCTATTTCAATAAGATGGGCACTGACCACTGATCTGCCAGCAAATAAATTTGATAGTAGGGTTCCTACTCTTGCCATTAGATCTCCTCAATAAAGTCCAGTTCATATCTGTATAACTGTTCCGTGCCGACTTGTATTTCCTGCACATCATTTGCTAATGTCATTCTAAAAGGAACATCATTATAAGTTACAGTGTTACCTGTGCTTATACCATTTACAAGTCCTGGTGTTATTTTCATAAAATGATTACCAGCACTGCTTTCTGTGAGTGTTTCTGTAACCATGTAAACTTTTGTATGATTTGAAAATCTTACAAGGTCACCTACTTTTACAATGTCATCACCATCACTGGTAGTTGCTGTAATTGGTATTTCTGTGCTACCACCTACAGTGTCACTGGCAACTGTTATTGTATGACTTGTACTTGTTAAACTTGATTTTGATATTTCAGGAAATGTTACATCAAAACTATTCAATGCCCCTCTTGCTTGTGTTATAAAAGCAAGTATTGGTCTAAATTCAGTTTGTGACATAACAGGAAATACTGCTGTTGCACCAAACACTGTTGTACCTGTTGCACTTCTAATTCTTCTGCCACTCAATGCAGTTGTTCCTGAAGTCGTTGTGTTAATTTTTAATTGTACGCTCTGAAAACCAGGAGACGTAGGAAATGTACCTATTAATGCCATTACGCTGTTACTCCACTTCTACCCTTCTCATTAAGAGCACTGTTAATTAAGTTAACAATCAAACCACGTCTTGATGTAATGAGATCATCAAATCCTCTTGTGTCATTTGCTTGTATTTGAAATATTACTTGTACAGGTTCCTGTCTTAATTGATTGTTCGGTATGATTTGTCCACCTGCATTTGGTGTAAACAATTCAGGTCCTTTTTCACCAACCAAGAATGTTTGTCCAGCACCAACTGGACCACCTTTTTCTCTTGGTCCTGTATAAGTTTGACTTTTAATTGCACCAATTTGTACTGCACCTTGTGCCGCTACCAATGCCGCCGCACCAAGGTTGAATGGAAACGGTAATGCCAACGCCGCTGATATACCACGTGCTACGTTTACAATCGCTTCTGCTATTGCTACTGCTTTGGCAAGTTTAAATGCTTTTTCATTAGACTGTCCTAATGTGTTAAGCAAGTCTTTACCAATGTTGCCAAGTAATTGAACACGTTGCTTACCACTTAATTTTTCAATATCTTCTGTTGCAACTGTACCTTCTTTAATTTTCTTTAATGTATCACTTACTTGTTGCTTTTGTTGATCCATTAAACGTTTATCATATTGTTTTTGCAAGGCATTTCTTGCTTTTAAATATTCTTCTTCCGTGATTTCTTTTAGTTCTAATGCTTTTTCTAGTGTTTCTTGTTGACTTTCAAGTCTTGCTTTTTCTGGATCAAACTTGTCTAGTACACCTGGGCCTAAACTACCACTTAAACTTTGTAATTTGCCTTCAATTGCATTTCTTTCTTTTAATAATATATTTTCTTTAATTTGATCTGCAATTTGTTCTTTTTTGGCCGCTTTTAATTCATCACTTACTTTTACTTGACCAAGTAGTTCATCTATTTTTAATTTTTCTAATTCTAAACTTACTTTTTGATCTACTGTAAGTCCTTCAATTGATTCTTTTTGTTGTTGTATTTTCTTAACAACATCTGCCATTGCATTATCAAGTTTGACTGCTTCAGTTACTTCAACTTTTGTTGCCGCTATGGTATCATTTATTTCTTTTGTTAATTCTGCTTGTTTTTCTACGACTTTATCAACTGTATTGAAAAAGTCAGTAGTCATCATTTCTAGACGTCCTGCTGTTTCAACAGATCCGCCCATCTTCTCATTTATATCTGCAAAAGTTCCTTTTACTTTATTTTTGAAATCGTCTACATCTTCGCCAGCAAATGTAAATTCAAAATTAATTGGATCAGCACCAAAAAATTCTCTTAAACCATTATACCAGTCTACCAGTTTGTTTCCAAACTTTTGCACACCCTGTAAAACAAATCCTACTGCATTTAATATTTCTTCAAACAGTGAAGCAACAATAATTGTAATAAGTTTAAATTTAGGTCCTAACAGGAAGAAACCAATTATACCAAAGTCTCTTACAACAGGAGGTAAAGCAGTTACAAAGTCCAGTAAATTGTTAATACCAGTAGCAACAAAGTTAAACACAGGTGTAATGATGTCACCTATTCTTGCAATACCAACGGCAAATTCTTTTACTACTTGAATAAATTTTTGACCTGCCTGTTCTGCAAATTTTTCAATGCTTCCAAACTGTTCTTCAAGTATTTCATCTATTGCACCAAGTATTCCTTTTGCAAAATTCAGCAAACCACCTTGATTACCCAAGGCAAGTGTAAATTTAAATATTTTATCATTGACCATTGACAGCACACCTTCAAATGTGTTTGCCAATGCCAGTGTTGCATTTTCAAATTTACCTCCTGGACCAAATACTTCTTCAAAACGTTTTACAGTTTCTTCAGCAGTAACTTTGGCACCATTTTGGAATCCTAATAATGCTCTAACACCTTTTTCTCTAAATATTTCTGCGGCCGCAATACCACCACTGAACGCTCTTTGTATCTGTTCAGAAGCAGTTCTGAAATCAATACCAGATACTGCGGCAACATTACCCACAATAGCAAGATTTTTGCCTAGTTCTTCAGCATTGTCACTGATTACTGCTAGGTTACCCGCACCTTGTTGTATTTCTTGTAGTGTAAATGGAACCTTACTTGCAAAGTCCAATAATGTTTCAAATGCTTTATTGCCCTCTTCAACTGATCCAAATAGAAATTGGAAACGCACACCAAGTTGTTCTACTTCACTTGATACTGCCAGTATTTTTCTAATACCAAATGCAGAACCTATCGCGGCACCAACTGTTGCAATCTTGGCCGTAAGACCTCCAAACCCTCTGTCAAGGTTTTTAACATTCTTGTTTAGACGCCCTAGTCTTTTGTCAATGTTGTTTAAACTACCACTGACTTTATCTACGGCGCGGATTACGAGTGTTGTTTCCGCCATGTTTCTTCATTGCCTCCGCTTCCATTTTGAACCATGCGGCCCAAAGGTTTATTTCTAGGACACTGAAATGCATTACTTCTTCAATGCTCTTGCCAAGTTCTTTGGCAATTTTTACGATCAGTTGAAGTTCAATGTCCTCTTTTAGTTTTTTTCAACTGTCTCATAATCACTAGTAGTTGCATTTAAAACTGCGGCAATTCTCATCAACACATTTGGATCTGCTTCGTGCATTAATGCGTTTTTGTCAAATTTACCAAACATTGGTTTTCCATCTGGAGTCAATGCTTTTAGTATAATTGATTCAACCAATGCTTCCACAGTCTTACCTGCTTGTTGCAATTCAATTACCTTTGATTCTACTGCAAAACTGTGTGCAGATTTGTAATAGATATCAGTTTTCCATTCTGGTACTGTAATTTTTTGCAGTTCTCCAGAAAGTTTGCTTCTATAGTGACTTTTAATGTTTTCTAAAACACTCATTAGTATTTTCTCCTCATTATCTCCCTAACGGTAGGCCCTAATATACCTTTAGGTGCTTGTTTTGAGCGACCTTTTTCTAACAAGTCAATGTAGGGCACACGGTTGACTACCCGCTTTTCTCTAAAAGCAGATTCAAGGCGCCAACCGCGTCTTGCTTGTCCTTGATCAATTGGTGTCTTTTGAACAGCAACTGATTTAATGTCTTCAATCACTCTAGTCATAAGTTTCTCTTTTTCTCTTTCAAGAGATCTCATGCTTTGTCTAGTGCCTTGTACACTAATGGTTAACATCTGGATTATGCAGTCGCAGTTGTTAATGCGCCAGTACCTTGGAAAGATACAGTTGCAGTTACTAGGTCATCAAATGATGCTGTTCTTGATACAGAAGTAACAATTACTGAACCTGTGAACTTTTGTCCACCACCGCCTGTTGCAGTTGTGTAAAATTCCACGCTCAATGCTCCGTCCTGATCAGGATTAAATGCATTTGATGCCGTAGTATGTGTGCTGTCATAAACAACCTCCATACTACCTGTGAACTGGTGTAAACCAGATTTATATGTTCTTGCCGCGTCGCCCATAACAGTGTCTTCAATCACGTCTTTAGTGTGTTCAACTGTCCACGAACGAACTACAGCAATAGTTGTAACGCCGGCAGAATCAGCACTTGTGATATCAACCTGACCGTTTTCGCCTGTAAATGTTGCCATAGTCTAGTCCTCCTTTTTGGCAGTTTCAAAGTCGCTGACTGTGGGTTCATCTTCAGGTGCTGAAACAGATTCAATTGAGTCTGCCCAATCTTCACCTGTCAATGGATCCCATTCCTCTTTGACTTCTTCTTTTGAAGTCACGTGGGCATCAGCAGTAACTTTGTTTTTACTGCCACGCTTTTGTGACTTTTTTCCTGCAACTGGTTTTACGACAATTGATTCCTCTATTGTCCAACCTGTTGCTAGAAATCTTTGTACACGGTCCTTTTCTACCAATTCAAAGGATCCGTCTTTGTACATTTTAACAGTTTCTACATTTGGCATTATACCGCTCCTTTTGTAAATGAATATCTAACTTCAGCAACTAGGTTAAACTCACCTAATGGTGGTTGTCTGTCTACTACTTCAATCGTAGTAACCAAAGTGGTAGCGGCCCTTGTTGCGTTCAGTTCTCTATCCCTGTTTGTGTTTAATGTTTCCTCAATACGCTCTATTAATTCATTGCGTTTTTGGTCAACACTTTGTACGAATCCTTGTCTACCATCTGACCGTACAAATCCTCTAATATTAACTTCTATAGTACCACGTCTGTTGCCACCCATGCTGTTGTCTTCACGTGTTTCGTTTCCTGTGGTTACTAGTAATGCGGGAAATTGTGTAAGTGCTAGTTTATCCACGTCAAAAGGTTCACGTGTAACTAGTCTAGGTTTTGGAACGTCCATATCTTCCAACACCTCTATTATGTTCTTGATAATATCTTCTCTATTGGACATCTACTTACCTTTTAAGGCGTAGATAATGAGTTGGTTCTTTTTCTTCGTCAGTAATTGTACCGCTTGAATCAAGATCATACTCTACACCATCCCTTAAAACTTTATCTATTTCTTCTGCATATTCTTTTCTGTAAAATTCCATTTTACGTTCAAAAATATCTTGGTCTACTTCAAACTTTGATAGTTTAGGAAAGATGTGATAACCCAATGCACGAAATACTGTTGCTCTAGTCAATTGACTAGCATTATACATATCTTCGTCTGGTTCTGTTCGTCCTGATGCTAGGTATTTGAGATCATACAAACCAATCTGCTGTGTTGGCCACCAATTGATGCGTAAATCACGAAACACGTCATTTTGTGCTTTCGTTAATTCGTCAGCAAAGTTTGGAATACCAAAGTCTAGAATATCTGGTTCGTATTCTTGTATGTCACTAATAGTTGCAAGTGTTATTGCCATAGGATACTGTCCTTTATACTGCTAGGGGTCCTTCCCCTACCAAAGTTGTTAACAAATATATTTAGCGTATAGAAGAGATAAGGGCGACAAATGCCGCCCTTACCGTTGTTATATTGGGGATATAACGTATCTACTTATTATTATAAAGTAGATTCCGCAATAATTCTAACACCATAAGCGTCAAAGATTTCAGATACGCCGTATGCCATTGTACCTACGATTTCTGTAGATCTTAATGAAGCGTCTCTTTGCTCTTCAATTCTCATGTTTCTTTTCACCATGTAACCTAATGCATCTGATGAAATCATTGCACCGTCAAATCCAGCACCCGCACTGTTATCACCTGTGATTACAGTCGTCTCAAATATTGAAGCGCCGGCCAGTTGTCCAACAAAACCACTTCTTAACGCTTCGTTCGCCAAGTCATGATTGTTCATAGGTGTGTTACCATTACCAGCAAGTAACTTTTTAAGTTGGAATGCTTGGTATGGGTGTAAGAAACAGTAGTAAGGCCCTGGAGCATTATTGTTTCTTAATGTTGCCGCCGCTTTGAAAATGTCGTCAACTGTGATTTCTGTTTCAGCAGTACCTACTGAATTTGAAAATCCAGAAAATAAACCTGCTAAATCAGTGTCAACTTTTTTCGCCATAGCGTCACCTAACTGTCTACCAATAGCGGCAGATACATCTTCTGATGCCGCCTCTTTTGCTAGGTCAGTTAATGCAACAAGAGCACCTTTTTCAGTTGCTGTTATTGTTTTAGATGTTGTGTTGAACGCAGTACCTGCCGTAATGTCAGTGTTCTCTGTTAAGTCACCGGCACTAATTGCAGGATAGATTGGAACTTGTGCTGTTAGGCCTGGAGTTCCGCTCATGTCGTAGTTACGTACTAACGGTCTGATTACAGTCTGTTCAGAAAGTGTAAACAATGCCGCTTGTACGATATTTGCATATAACTCACTAGATACACTAGAAGTTACACTATTTGTTGTAATTGCCATTTTATCGTCTCCTTATAGCGTTTTATTAAACACGGATCCCTTTTGAATTCATTATCTCACGATAACGTTTACGATGTTCAGGATTTTCCATGTTCAGTTTTGTTACATCGTTATCTACCAAAGGTGTTTGCTTGCCTGCGCCTTGTCCTGTTCCAGAACCTGTTGGTCCTGCTTGAACAAAGTGTGGGTTTGCTGTAAGGAACTCGTTTACCAATTTAGATACTTTTAATGGGTCACCATTTTCATCATATCTAACTTGTCCATTTGTGTCTACAACATCAACAGCACCTGCTTCGTTAAGTTTAAGTTGACCTTTCAGCAACTGTACCACTTGTTGTGGATTAATTGCTTTTTGGTTACTTGCCTCTCCTAGTAAAGCACCGTCTACCTTGATTGAATGCAATTCGTTCTCATACTGGTGAATTCGTCCTTGGAATTTCTCCGCCTGTTCCTTCAACAGTTTTTCAAACTCGCCACGCTTTTCTAATTCTGCATGACGCTGTTTTTCTTGCTTTTCAACAAGTTCGTTGTAAAGGTCTAAATCAACGCCTGAATATTTCTTTTCAAACTTTGCTTTTTCCCTTGCTACCCTCTCCATTACAATACGATTTACATCATCTTGTGTTAGAGTGTTTTGTTCCTTTGTTACCTCTGTAACTTCCTGCTGTTTAACCTCTGCATCTGCTTGTGGTTGAGAAGCAGTGTTCTCTGTATCATTTACCGCTGTGTTTTCTGCGTTCATAAATTACCTCTTTCTAATTGGTTGAGTTCTACCCCTACGCTCATTTCGTAGTATGTTCTTATTTACCAGTTTAGTAAAATAAAACCTTATTTACGGCGTCTTCCGCCACGATTTGTATTCTTCTTCTTTTTCTTGCCACCACGTGACATTTTTCTACCACCTCGCATTGCCATAGTAGTTCCTCCTGTTTTTAATTTAAAAGTACGCCGTTTAGGTCTAGTACCTACTAACGCTCCCACTGACGCACTTGTTGTTATTGCCATTATTTTTTTAATATCCTTCTTGCCCAACTTAATCCAGCGTTTCCGCCCCAACCTAAATATGCCTGTGTGCCTGCTGTGTTCTTGCCTGGTTTATAATATGCCTTTGCTCTTGATAGAAAACTAAATGTACGCCTTACTGTTGCCATAGACACATTTTTACCCTTTGCAAACTGATTCGCACGTTGCAGTCCTACAGGTGTCATACCTTTACGACTTGCAGGCGCTTTATCACGAAGTGTTAAAGCACGTTTGGCATTGCGTTGCATCTGTTTCGTAGGTCTAGGCATCGTCTACGCCTTCCCAACTAGGATGTTCTTTTAACTTCCTGTCTTTGTAACCAGCAAGTATTTCTTTACGTCGCTGTTTCAGTAAAGGAATAATTGTTTGGATGTTGTTTCTTGCTCTGACACCTGCCGCTCTGAACTTGGTGTTCTCAAATTTGTTTACGTTGACGTTGTATTCTCTTAACGCTTCACGTAAAAGTTTTTCAGTTTCATTTGTTTCTATCCAAGCGTCTTCTGGAACAAATTTATTCATTAGTCACCTCTGTTAAAAAGTTCTGCTATCTCTGGATGCAGTTCTTTTATTTGCTGATCAGTGTAACCTTGTGCGATCATTTCTCTTAAGTGAGAAACTAATCTATCTGGATCTGTGACTGGAGGGTGTTCCATTTCTTCAGGCGTAACCGTACCCTCGCTCAAGGGGCCCTGCTGGATATCTTCTACAAATTCATCTGTAATTGTTTCGTAAATTCTTTTGTCTATTTCTTCATTAATTCTTGGATCTGCAATTCCTGCCTCTTTGGCCATTTTCAACATTGTTACATCATTGGCCTTGTCAGCAATACTAAATGATCTTGGATATTCAATTACACCATCCCATGCTTGTCCTTGGTACATACTCCACATACGCCATAACATTTCTTCTGCGTGTTCTAAACTCATTGCAAAGTCTGCCAATTTAGCATTTAACATTTGGAATTCAGTTTGTAATCCAATACCAGATAAACGTCTGCTTTCAATACTTCTAATACCACCCAAACAGGCCATTCTATCAATGCTTTCAACCTTTTTGGTAATACTTGAAAGAACACTTTCAATTGATGAACCATTTGGTTGTAACAGATATGGTTTTAGGTTGCCATCTAGGTTTTGTGGCATTTGAATAATTGAACCAGCACCTGCACTTGCTTCTGTATCGGCAGTTTTTACAAGTGATGGATGATTTGTTAATCTAATAATTTGTTCTATTTCAGAAAGTTCTTCATAGATCATTTTTTGCATATCAGCAATATCGCCTATGGCAGATACACCAATGCCGCGAATGTTACTACGCTGTGCATAAACACACACCGCAGGTACTCGCCCAAGTGTATTAGGGACAGTCTCAATAAGTCCACCTGTTTTATCATCACCATTTATTTCATATACATTAATTTCTTCAGGTGTATATTCCCTAATGTACTGTTTGTTCTTGATTATTTCTTCTTTTACTTTTAGGTAACTTAATTGATACAGTCCATTTGACATTCTGCTGTATTCCCAATCAAGAACATTATCTGGTGTAAACAGTGAAACATAAGGACGTACACCTTGTGCAAGTTCGTCTGCTCTTGTTCCTACTGTGACATTTGGT